CTCAAGAAATGCGCAGGGTGACTTTTTTCTGGATACTGCCCCCCGCCAGAGCAGCGGTTATGCGCAATTACCTTAAGGTCGGACTTGACGAAACGAATTATTGAAACGGTCAAGGATGGAAAGACACCTAGCCGGCGAATGTTAAAGACCCGCCCGCTGCTCTTTTCCTGCGGGATTTGTGGCCGGCGCTGGCGGCAGCTGCTCGAGATGATCGACTGCTGGCTGCTGCACGATTCTGAGGCCCCCATGCTTGCGATAACCTGTGCTATACTTCGCCCTGATGGCGAAGGCAAAGTCCTTCCCCCCCAGACAACGTAAGTTCATCGCCTGTTTTGTCGAATGTCTGAACGGCGCCGAGGCCGCCCGTCGTGCCGGCTATGGTGTGGCCGGCGCTCGGCAGCGGGCCGAGGAGCTGCGCTCTGATCCCCGCATCGCCGCAGAGATCGACCGCCTGCTGGACAAGCAACTCCGCATGGGTGAGGGGGAGATCCTTGCCAGGCTTGAGCGGCAGGCGACCTCCGACATCTCGATCTTCTTCGATGCCGAGGGCGGCCTGCGATGGGATGAGGTGCTAAAAAACGGCGACCTGATCCAACGGATCTGGAAGACGGCCGAGGGCTGGCGCCTGGTGCTACACGATCCGCAGAAGGCCCTCGAGCTTCTGGGAAAGAGCAAGGCGATGTTCGTCGAGCGGACCCTGGTCGAAAAGCTCGAAGGGCTGGAGGTCGTCGACACCGGGAATGGGAAAGCGCCTCGTCGTTCGCCTGCCCGAGCCGCACGCGCGGCAGCGGGAAATTGAGCTATGCCCGGCCAAGCGTGTCGTCGTCAAAGCCGGTCGGCGCTTTGGAAAGACAACGATGGTCGCTCGCATGGCGATCCAGCGGGCGAATGCTGGCCGCCGGGAGCTTTACGCTACGCCTGTCTTCTCGCAAACGGATGTCTTCTGGGAGATGTGTGTCAAGTGGCTGTGGTCGGCGATCGAGCTGGGGCTGGTCACCAAGAACGAAACCAAGCGGTCGCTGATCTTCGTCAAGAGCGGCGGCCGGATAATCGCCCGGACGGCCAGCCGGCCGGACCATCTGCGCGGCCTGTACGCCGACGACCTGTACCTGGACGAATACGCCTTCATGCCCGACGCCTCGATCTGGGAGCGCGTCGGCCAGCCGATGCTCATCGACACCGATGGCTCGGCCTACTTCATCTCGACCGGGCAGAAGCGCAATCACTTTTTCCTGCTGGGCCTGGCGGCCCAGGAGAACGACGACGGGAGCTGGGGCTACTTCCGTGCGCCCTCCCACGCCAACCCCTTCCTGTCGGCCGACGCCATCGCCAACCTCGCCCAGGACATGACGGACGAGGATTACCGCGAGGAGATCCTGGCCGAGGATGTCGAGGGCGAGGGCCTGGTGTTCCGCCTGGTGGCCGAGGACTTCCTGCCCGGGCTGACGGTCGAGCAGATCGTCAAGCAGCACCAGGGGCATCGTCTCTGCGCCGGCCTGGATTGGGGCAAGCTGTATGACAAGACGGCGATCTCGATCGGGTGCGCGACTTGTTCCCGCGAGCTGATGCTGAAATACTGGCAAGGCGAGGAGTACCCGGTTCAGAGGGACATGATCAACGGCATCTACACCCAGCTCAAGAACGGCGGTCTGGAGCTGGAGATCCTCGCCGAGGAAAATGCAATGGGCCTGCCGAACATCGAGCAGATGCGCCAAGACGGGGTACCCGTCACCGGCCTGATGATGAAGCCCAAGAACAAGCCGCAGCTCGTCCAGGGCCTACGCCTGGCCTTCGAGCAGCGGGCATGGAAGTGGGTCAAGGATGATCAGGGCTGGCGGGAGCTGGAAGGGTATGAGGGCCAGGTGATGGCTTCGGGCTACGTCAGCTACAACGCCGCCTCGGGCCTCAACGATGACACGGTGACCGCCCGTATGCTGATGCTTAACCGGGCGCAGGTCGGCGCGTTCACTCTGGGATCAGCATGAGAAACCTGCTGCTCTCGGCACGCAAGACGCAGACGGTCGAGACGCGTGACCTGGGAAACGGCTACGCTGTCCGGGTGCTCGACATTCCAGGCATCGGGTCCTACAACCTAGTGGACGGCCAAGGCGGGCCGGGGAACAAAGTCTATTCATCTTCTCCCTGGGCCTTCGCCTGTATGCAGATCAGGGGAAGCGAGCTGGCGAACCTGCCCTGGCGCCTGGTCAACCGGGAGACTGGCGTTGTCATTGAGCGCCATCCGCTGATCGACATGCTCGTCCAATTCGGGCAGGAGAGTAACTACGCCGAGAGCATGCAGGCGACCGAGATCGACCTGCTCATGTACGGCAAGGCCTTTTGGTTCCGAGATGCCGATCTACTGGAGCGCCTCAGCGCCAACACGGTCAAGGTAATCAGAAACGCCTCGGGCATCCAGGGCTTCGAGCAATGGGTCCAGGGAAAGAAAGTCAACGACTTCGCTCGGGATGAGATCGTTTACTTCCGAGAGCACAACCCCTCGCAGGACCTCGCCCCTGGCGTCCCCGTGATGGAGGTCGTCAAGCGCGACATTTCGATCGAGGTCGAAAGCGCCCTCTACCTCGAGGCGTTTTTCAAGAACGACGCGACCCCTTCCCTGCTGCTGTCGAGCGAGCAGCCGGTCGCTGAGCCAGAGATGACGAAAGTCATGGCCTGGTGGAACCAGACCTTTAAGGGTTCCAAGAAGGCTCACAAGACGGCTTTCGCCGACCGAGGGCTCAAGGCCCAGGTGCTCGCCAGCACCATCAAAGAGAACGCCGTCACGGCCATCCACGATCAGGCAGTCAACTCGATCTGCGTGGGCTTCCGGGTGCCGCGTCTCCTGGCCGGCCAGTTCGTCGAGGCGACCTACGCCAATGCCAACGAGGCCCGGATCTACCTGCTCGAGAATGTCGTCGTCCCGCGCTCGACCTACATCGCCGATGTGATCGATGCCGATCTCACGCGGAAGATCGATCCCGCCGTCAAGCTACAGTTTGTCCCGCAGGACCTCGCCATCTTGCAGGAAAGTGCCACCTCGAAGGTTGACCGACTCTCAAAGGCGAAGGCCGATGGCGTGATTTCGGATGCCTTCTACCGATCACAGATGGGCTGGCCCGAAACGGCGGCCCCGGCCGCACCGCCGACGGTTGCAGAAACGCCGGCCGAGCGCGCTATCATCTCCTGGGCTCGAAAGGCCAAAAAGGCCCTACGAGCGGGCCAGGGGGCGAACGTGCCCTTTGAGACTGCTGACCTATCGCCAACAGCGCAGGCGGCCATCCGGGCACGCCTGGGGCAAGCTACAACCGAGCCCGAAGTCGAACGGGCCTTCAGGGACGACTAGATGACCGCGCCCTTCATCCAGCTCCCGATCCCCCCGGTCATGGAAGAAACCTACGGCATGGATCTGTTCATCACGCCGTGGATCAGGGAGCAGTTCGTTTCCCCGATCCTCGTCCAGGGCGACATCGGCGGGGGCGACATCAGCGGGGCATGGCCCATCGGATCTGTCTTCCTGTCGGTCGTTGCAACTTCTCCGGCAACCCTTCTGGGCTTCGGCACATGGGCGGTCTTCGGCGCGGGTAAGATGCTCGTCGGCCGCGATGGCGCAGATGCCGACTTCGATACGGCCGAGGAAACGGGCGGGGCAAAAACACACACCCACGCCGGCCACTCCAATCATGCGTTCACGCAGCCCTCGGGCCACTCGGACCATGCGTTTACGCAGCCCTCGGGCCACTCGAACCATGCGTTTACGCAGCCCTCGGGCCACTCGAACCATGCGTTTACGCAACCATCTTCTCACGCGGCGGCGCCAACGGGCGCGGCTTCAGGTGGGGCTACGCAAAGGGGCACAACGTCGTCGACGCTTACGCTTGCCGTTCATACGCATCAGACGCCGGTTTTGACTCACGCCGGCGGAGCCGTCGATGCCCACTCGGCCCACGCCGGCGGGGCCGTCGATGCCCACTCGGCACATGCGGGTGGCGCGGTGAATGGTCATTCGGCGCATGCGGGTGGCGCCGTCGACGCTCACTCAGCGCATAACAGCCCGTCGCATCTTCCGCCCTACATCGTCGTCTTCATGTGGAAACGGACAGCCTGAGGAGGCAAACCATGTTCGAGCAACTTGCAAGCGTTGTACTGGTCGTGACCGGGATCGTCTACGCCCTGGTCGAAGTGTTCAAGCCGATCTGGGACCCGACGAAGCGGGCCAACCTGGGCGACCTGGTGGCCGCGCTGATCTTCGCCGAGCTGATCTGTGTCGCTGGCTTCATCGATGCCTTCCCGCTGGTCGGCATCCCATTGGCCGTCCCGTACCTGGGGTCTGTCCTGACGGGCTTCCTGATGGTTGGCGGCGGCAAAGGACTGCACGATGGCATCAAGTTACTCAAGCCGAAGACATGAATGGAAACTGACTTCGTTTTCGAGAAGTCCGACCTCCTGCGGGCATCCGAGGCCCTGACCCATCTCCAGGCGGAGAACTTCATCCGGCCGGAGCTGGATGATTTCGGGCGCTCGGTGATGGACATCGCGCGGGTCTACCCCTCGGAACATGGGCCGATCTCGTATAAGCGGCCGGTCGGGAAACGCCGGGCGTACCGCCGGACGCGCAACTTGGCTCGGCAGTTCATCTCGTCCGTCTCGGGCCTGGATGCCCGGATGCAGAACCTCGCCGGCTACTCCGGCTACGTCATGGGGCAGAAGCAGCCTTATGCCTGGAAGGCCGGCTGGCAGCGGTTCCAGAAGATCGCAACCGACCGCATGGACATCTGGATCCTCGAGATGGAGAGTAAAGCCTGGCGGCTTTGGGAGCGGGCATGACCACGATGCGATTTGCTGATGCCGGAGCAGTCCGGGCCATGATGGAGGGCGAGAAGCGCGTCCTCGAGGTGCTGGCCGTTCCATTCGGCGGCCCCAACCGCCGCGACCGCCTCGATCAATGGTTCTCTGCCCGGACGGACATCATGCTATCAGTCGGTGAGCGCCGGCCCGTTCTCTACATGCACGGCTACAGTCCGCAGAAGCGCAAAATGGACAAGCCCCCCATCCTGGGAATGGCGACCATGACTGCAACGGACGAGCGCGGCCATTGGATGCGCCTCGAGCTGAATGACGGGGAGCTGGCTACGCGCTCCTGGGAGGCGGCCAAGGCTGGAAATGGCCGCGCTTCGACCGGCTCGATCGAGCACCTGGTGCGGCCGCAGCCCGTGAATGGGCGCTATCCGCCCGGCGAGGTCGAAGTCTGGCCGGTCGCCGAGCTTTCGATCTTCGATGCCGGCGCCAACCGGGTGCCGGTGTCCGACGATGCGGTTGTGCTACCATTAAGGGCAATCTTCGATGAGCTGGCGCTGGATCTCCCAGAGGCGTTCGAGGCCGGTGAGGCAGAGGGCGCGACGGAGGGACAGGGAAAGCTCCCTATCCGATCTCTCGGAGGTTTTACGATGGACCCCGAAATGCAGAAAGCGATCGACGCAGCGGCCGTCAAGGCCCTAGCCGATCAGCAAGCGGCCGCCGCGGCCAAGGAGGCCGAGAAGGCCGCCATGCGGACGTCGATCCTCGAGGAGCTGAAGGCACAGCCCGAGGCTCGCCGTGCCGTGTTCAACGTCCCGAAGGAAACAAAGGCCGGAGGCGCCCAGCCCTTCCGAATCACCAAGAAGGACGAGGAGCTGGGCATCACCCTCGAGGACAAGAAAGAGACGCATGAGTTTTACTGGAACCTGCGGCACGGCCTTGACGGCACCGGGAAACGGCCGGCCATGCGCGTCGCCACGGCCCTCGAGGAAACCGAGGCGGATGAAGCTCTGCCGATGGTTCCGCAGGATGCGCTCAACCGCATCTGGGAGAAGCGGGACAATGTATCGATCGCCCGCATGGCGGGGATCACGGTCCTGCCGACCGAGCGCCTGATCTTCAACATCCCCCGCGAAGTGACCCCCATGACGGCAATGGCCGCCATCGCTGAGAACGCCGCCTACGTTATCAACGCAGTCGAGTTCGGCCTGCTGGCGGTGACGGTGCAGAAGCGCGGCACGATGCTCAGCGCGACCGAGGAGGTGCTGGAAGATCAGGTGCTCTTTCAGAGCTGGATCGAGCGCGCCGTCGGCCGGGCGATCGGCCTGGGCGAGAATATCGACCTGTATGCCGCCGTCGACGACAAGGCCGGCGTGCAGACGACCGCCGGGGCCCCAACCGACCTGCAAATCCTGACCGGGTACTTCGCGCTCGGGCAAGCCTACCGCGATGGTTCGGTGATCATCGCCAACGACACGACTTGGGCCTACCTGCGCAGCCTGCTCATCGCCACGCCTCGCGCGTATGGCGACTTCAACTTCGTCTCGGGAGAGTTCGAGACGTTCATGGGAAAGCGGATCTTCGCTGACCTCAACTGGCCGACCTTGGCGGCTGCCGGCGCCAACGTCGAATACATGAGCTTCATCAACTGCACCGAGGCCCTGGCGCTGGTCGAGCGGCGCGGCCTCAAGATGCTGGTCGATCCCTACACCTTGGCCGGCACCGGCGAGATCAAGTATTACCCATCCGTCCGCTATGCGATCGCGATGGTGAACACCGACGCGGTCAGCAACTTGTCCGACACCTAAGCCGAACCATTCTCGCGAGGGGGGAGCTCAACTCCCCCCTCGAAAGGCTGAGACATGGATTACACGACGGTTGAGGCGCTGCGAGCCTGGGGAAGGATCGGAGCCGACACGGACAATCCGAAGCTCAGCGCCATCATCGCCTCGGCGAGCGGGATCGTCGACAAACATTGCGGGCGCGTCTTTGCCTCCAGCGCCGAAACCGTCCACACCTTCACATCGCCAACTCGCAGCGATCGCCCCAATCCTTTTGATGGCGACCGACTGCTTCTGGACGACGACTTGGCCGAAGCGGCCTCCGCCATCACGGGTTCGCCGACCGTGACGTATGAAACCCCGAACCATCCGCCCTTCTGGGCGATCATCAACTCCGATGGCTACTGGTCCTCGCCGATCAGCATCACCGGGCATTGGGCCTATTCGGTAGAGGCCCCACCCGACATCGAGATCGCCTGCCTGCGCCTGTCAAAGTGGCTGTACGAGCTGCGGCAGACCACCCGGGGCGACGCCGTTGTCGTCACCGACCTGGGCGCCGTCCTCATGCCGGCCGCCCTGCCGGCCGACGTGCTGGCGATCCTGGCGCCCTTCCGCAGGGTGAGGCTTGCCGCGTGAGCGTCATCGACGACATCTACCGCTCGATCGGCAACATGGAGCTGGGCGGCGTGCCGAGCCGCAACATCGATAAGCTGTCCCTGGAAGTGGCGCAGGCGGATCTCCCCCTGCGCCTGATGTTGCCGCCGACGTCGGACGGTTCCTTCCTCGCCATCGGCACGCTGCAGCGGATCACCTGGTCGATCCGTGACCTGTGCCTCTGGGCTCCGCTGGACACGGCCGAAGAGCGCAACATGCAGCCGATGATGGAGTATGCTAAGGCTTACATCGAGGCCCTGCGGGCGATCCGTTCGCCGGCCGATCAGAGCTGGATTTCAGACTTCGCCGTCAGCATCGGCCAAAGGCCCTGGAGCGATGCGGTCTATTGGGCCATCGACGTGATGCTGACAGTTGAGGAGGCGCTATGACCCTTCGAGTGTTCTCGGTAACGCCGGTTATCTCTGCCGGCGGCATCTACGCCGCGGCGGATGCAGTCGGGGGGCTCCTGACCTTCGAGAATGTCTGCTCGGCCTTCGAGCCTTCGGCCGAGATCGTCGCGGCCATTATGGTCGATCGGGATAAGGAAAGCGACCTGCTCGATCTCTTGCTGTTCGATCAGACGGTCACGGCCACGGCCGACAATAGCCCCCTGGCAGTCAGCGATGCCGACCTGGCCCATCTCATCGGCATCATCTCATTCCCGGCGGCCAGCTACTCCGACCTCGACGCCAATTCGGTCTGTTACGTCGAGCTGGCGAGTCCGATCCGCCTGATCGATGGCGGAACCGACCTGTTTGGCCTGCTGCGCTCGGGGGCGACCCCGACCTATACCGCCGTCGGCGATCTGACCGTTCGCCTGATCGTGAGGAGTTGACCCAATGTATAAGCTCGCAACGGACGTTCCGGTTCTTCAGATCGTCGGGGCCTACACGGCGCTCGATTGTGTCGGGGCTGAGCTTCTTTTCGTCCTCGAGAGTTCCAAGGGCAGCATCAAGCGGCTGACGATCGTCGACAACGACAGCGAGAGCGCGCAACTGATCCTTTACCTGTTCAACGCTCAGGTCACGGCGGCGGCGCGGACAGACGCCGATGCCTTCGCCCCGGCCGATGCCGACCTGGCGAAGCTGATCACCGCCATCCCGATCGCCGTCGCCGACTATGTTGACGTGGCAGCGGTGAGCTGCGCCACGATCGAGTTGGACCGGGAATTCATCATCCCGGCCGGCGGGCTCACGCTCTACGGGACGCTGGTCTGTGTCGGGACGCCGACCTACACGGCGGCCACGGACCTGACCGTTTCGTTGCTCGTGGAAGGACGGTAGCCAATGGCCGCAGCCCTCTACACCCCCAACCTGGAGGAGATCCAGATCGCCCAGGAGGCCACCTGGGGCGATGCCGCCGCGCCGACGATCGGGCTGGCGGGGATCACGAGCTGCGTGATCACGGCGCACGACGCGGCGGTGCAGATACTCGATAAGCGCGCCTCCACCATGCCTGCCTACATCGCCGCTTTCGGCCGCCGCTGGTGCGAGATCGACATCGCCGGCATCGTCACTTACACGCAGTTCCAGTATTTCCTCAATGCCATGTTCACCGTCGACGCCGGTACACCCTTCACGTACCTGGCCGCCCTGGCGCCGGCGGCGCCGCAGTCGCTCAATTTCATGTGGGGCCAATCGGGCCTGTCTTATGGTGTATCTGGGGCGATCTGTGACCGGCTCATGATCCACGGCGACACCAACGGACCCTTGACCTTCACGGCTCATTTCACGGGCAAGTATCCCGTCGCCCTGGCGCGCGTGGCGCTTACCCCGCCGACGCCGGTCATTGTCATGGGATACGAAACGACGCTCGCCATCGACACGATCGCCACGGCTCATGGTACTACGCCGCTCGCCCTGACCGCCTTCAGTTACGACATGACGATCGAGAATAGCCGCCAGCTGACCTTCCACCTGGCGACCCAGAACCCCGACAACTTCGTCAACGGCCTGTGGGGCGGGGGTCTGATCCTCGAGGCTGAGATGACGGCCGCGACCAAGGCGTACCTGACCGCCATCCTGGCGGCGACAGTCGAGCCAGTCGGCTACAACATCAGGTTCGACTCGGACGGGCCGGCCACGGCGGCGCTAACCCAGGACTTCGCCGGTCAGCTCCTCGATACGCCTGTCCTGTTCACCGAGAATGAGGGAGTGACCACGGCCCGGCTGATCTATGCGCCCGTCTACTCGGCGCAGGCGGCGATCCTCTCCTGCTGGAAGTTCAACCTCGTGGCGGCCTGATGCCGAAGATCCTCGACCTGATCTACCGCGTCAAGGATGAGGCCTCGGCGGCGCTCAAGCGGGTCAAGCGCGAGCAGGACAACGCCGGGCGATCGAGCGACAGCCTCCGCACGAGGCTCAAGGGGCTCAAGGCGCAGTATACCGAGCTCAAGTCGGCCCTCTCGCTTGTCGGCATCGGCTTCAACCTTCTCAAGTCGATCGTCATCGGCTCCCTCGACGCCTACAGGCGCTACGCGGACCAACAGATCGCGGCGGCCAAGGCGGCCGGCCAGATGACGGATGCACTTCGCTTGCAAGAGGCCGAGCTGAAGGTCCATGACCAACTGATCGAGGAGAGCGGCGCCAGCCAGAGGCAGTTGGGCGAGACGGTGAGCCGCCTGACGACGCTGACGCTGGCCTGGATCGCGATCAAGAAACGCGAGGGAGTGCAGACACAGATCAGCATTGAGATGCTCCAAGAGGAGATCGCCGCCAGGACGCGCGCCAGCCTCGTCGTCGAGGAGAATAGGGAAAAAGTCGAAGGGCTCGCCCTGGCCCTCAAGAATCTCCAACCCTACCTCGACAATGAGATCACCCTGCAAACACGCCAGTTGAGCGAAGCCGAGGCCGGGGCCAAGAGGCTGTTGGCATACCTGCAGGAGATCAGCAACAGGCGATGGGGTGTCAATGTCCAGGGAACGTATGTTGGTCCTGACGTTTCCAATCCATTTGGCAGCGCGGGTAGTGGAGGAGCTTGGGCGCCGAGCCAACCGTCTATCTCCTCCTCCGGCGCGCCGCGGCTCATGGGGAATACCCAGGCCGATCGTGACCGTTACAATGCAGCCTACCGGGCCTGGCGCCAGAGTGGCGGCGGCCTTGGATCGGATGATTAATGTGCGCAAACGTCTTTTCCTCCTGGTGGTCTTCGTGACCGTTGCAGCGATCGCGCTCAAGGTGTACCTGGGCCTTACTGACGCGGCCCTGGGCGCCGAGCTGGTGCAGAACCCCGGCTTCGAGACGGCGGGCGGGGGCGGGACAGACATCTTCGCCTCGTGGTGGGAAGGCGAGTATTACAACTATCTGACCGACGTCGGCACGAAGCCCGGCGATGGCGTGATCGACAGCGCCACATCGCATGGCGGGACCCATGCCGCAGCTCTGACGAATTCAACGACGATCTTGGGATGGCGGGAAGTCTCGCAAGAGATCGCCGTCACTCCGCTCGCCAAGTATCGGTTTTCCTTCTGGCATCGGGGCGATGGCAGCCACGCCGCTCGTTATGCCCTCCGCAATACGGTGACGAACGAACTCATCACACCGCCAAACCAGTATGGCGGCGGGGCGATCGACACCGGGAACATCTCGACGACCTACGTCCAAACCACGTTCGACTTCTTTGCTCCCGCGGGCTGCACGACTCTTTCGATCCAACTTGGCACCGCTCATAGTCCTGGCACGGTCTATGTCGACGACGTTTCGCTCAAGGAAATCACCTGGTCATTCGTCGACAAGAGCGCCGATGTACTTCAGACCCCCGGCGTCACCTGGGGGCGGGGGTTCGAGGGAGGAAGAATCCTCGACCTGGTAGCTCGCCCTGGGATCGCCAAGTTCCTCTTGGACAATAGCGCCTCGAGCGTGACCGGGCGGCTGCAAGGCCAGTATTCCCCGGCCCATGCAAACGTCCTGACCGGCTTCGCCCTGGGGATGCCCGTCAAGCTGACCCTGGCAGTCAATGGAGGCGCAGAGACGACCGAGTTCATTGGCCGCACCAGCGCCATTCGCCCATCGGCGGGGATCTACCGCAACGAAGTGGTCGAGGTCGAGGCGACCGACTGGATGGGTTACCTGGCCTCGCAGCTCCTCGGCCTGACGACGCTCGACGTGGATCGGCGGATGGATCAGGGAATCACCGCTGCTCTTGTCAACTTCCCCATTCAACCCGAGGCAGTCGACTTCGACGCCGGCGTTGAGACCTTCCTCACAATGTTCGACAGCGAGACGGCGCAGACTTCGATGGCGGAGTTCTTCTCGAAGCTGGCCCGTAACGAGTTTGGCCGTGTCTTTGTCAGGGCCGATGGAACGCTGGAAGTGGAGAACCGATACGCCCGGCCGCTGTCCCTGACCTCGGCCTTCACCCTCGCCGGCCAGATGAGCCAGCTCCAGGTGGCCTACGAGCTGGCGGACGTGGCGAACATCATCCTGGCGACGATCTACCCGGCCAAGATCGACACCGTGGCCGTCCGCATCTTCGATCTGGCGAACGCCGGATGCCCAGCGATCGCCCCAGGGGAAACCCTGACGATGATCTGCCCCTACTCCGATCCCCTGGGCGGCGGCCCAATCTCCGCAACCAGCGTCGTCGATCCCGTGACGGTGTTCGAGTTCGGCTCAAGGGGGAACTACGTCTCGGACGACCTGCACGCCTTCCTCTCCCAGGCCAATGAAGTCGGGGCAAACGCCACGATTGCCCACCTGACGAACACGGCCAGCAAGACCGGCCACCTCAATGACTTCCAGATTTATGGCCTGGGGATCTATCACTACAGCCCGATCGAGTTGGAGGCACGGGACGACTTCGACATCTACAGCAATGGGGAGCATCGCGCGACGTATCGCCTGGAGCTGATCACCGACCCCAATAAGGGCCGCAACTATGCCGACTTCATCCTCGACAAGGTGGGGCGCCAGCACGTCGTCGTGCGCATGGTCAGCTTCAACGCCAACCAGGATGCCACGCTGGCGGCGGCGGCAGCGGCGGCGGAGATCAGCCAGAGATTCACGCTGACCGAGGCGGCGACGGGCTTGAGTGAGGACTTTTTCATCAACTCCCTGGCCTTCGCCTACCAGGGGAACCAGCTCGAAGTGACGATGGTCGCCGTGCCCTGGGCGACCTACCGCTGCTGGATCTGGGACACCTCGACCTGGGATAACACCGACGGGGAGGGTTGGACGCTATGAGCTTCGCAGCGCGCTCAAAGGACAATCCGGGCGATGTAGGCCGGGCGGCCGACCAGCAGCAGAGCGTGGACAATGAAGACGCGCTCTTTGATGCCGTTCTTGGGCCGGGCGCGGTTCCGACCGGGGGCATCGTCAAGCAATGGGTACAGCTGACGGGGCTGGTAGACAACACGGCCACCGAGGTTTTCACGATCACCACGACCGATGAGGCGGGCAACAATGATGGGGGAGTCTATTACTGCGAGATCACAGGCATTGCGACTCACGGCATAGGCCCAACGGGCGATACGTCGGTTGCCGGCTTTAAGATCGCCTTCGCTCGGGCAATGCGTTCGACCGGAGCCGGGCAAGTGAGCGCCATCGGACCCTATACCGGCGGGGCGATGATAGCCGAAAGCGAGGGGGGAACGACGAAAGGCTTAGTGACCCCCGTCCTGACGGTAGTCGAGACATCGGAGTTTGTCATGAGCGTCCGCTTCGCCGTGAACATCGATGGCACCACGATCACCACGGCCAACGTCTATGGAATGGTGACGCTCTATTATGCCGGCTTCACCACGCCGCCCGCCGTTACGAGCGTGGGATGAGCGAGAGAGAGATCAGCCTGCGGGAGATCGACAAGCGGCTGCGCCGGGTCGAGGTCATGGCGGCCGTGACGACTGCCGTGATGACGACGATGGTCCTGCCGATTGGCGGGTTCCTGGCCTATGCGATCTGGGAGCACCTGTTGATTGGCTGACCGCCAAGGCTGGCGGGTGTTTTGGAAGGGGCCGACTGCGCATAACCGACGCTCTGGAAGCTGGAGATAATACCCAGTTATCGCAACCATGCTGTCTGACGAGATGCGTATAGCCTGTTCCTCTAATGCAAGACCTCGGACAGAACCAGGAGAAGAAAGAGCAGTAGTAGTGGCTCTGGAAACTGTGGATAAGCGCATAGCCGGTGCTCTGGGCGCACCGCTGGGGGCTGTGGATAACCTGTGGAAAAGCTGTCTGACAACTGGAGCTGAGACATGGAAGATGAGCTGATAGTTCAGCCGAATGAGCAGACCATAGCGGAGAAGTTGAAAGCCGCCCTGGATGCGGCCGAGGCCTCGATCGAGCAGGCATTGCAAATCATCGAGCCCTCAGGTCCGGCAGAGGAGCCTCAAGCGCCGTCGGAGTAATGACCGCGACCGGGCAGCCCTTGTGAGACTGCCCGGTCCCTTCCGGCCTGGCGTCGATCAGGCGCCGGCCCGTCCCGCG